CATCCCGGAGGAATGCATGCCCACCGACTACCACCACGGCGTCCGTGTCATCGAGATCAACGAAGGCACACGCCCCATCCGCACCATTGAAACCGCCGTCGTCGGCGTGGTGTGCACGGCCAATGATGCGGATGCGTCCGCCTTCCCACTAGACACCCCCGTGTTGCTCACAGACGTACAAGGCGCCATCGGCAAGGCCGGCGATAAGGGCACGCTCGCGCGCACGCTGCAGGCCATTGCCGACCAAACCAGCCCGCTCACCGTTGTTGTGCGCGTGGCTGAAGCCAAGGCCGAAGGCGAGACCACCAGCAACCTGATCGGCACCACCAACGACCAAGGCCGCTACACCGGCATGAAGGCGCTGCTGGCCGCACGCAACCGCTTTGGCATCACGCCGCGCATCCTGGCGGCGCCCGGGCTCGACTCGCTGCCCGTTGCGTCCGAGCTGGCCGGCATCGCCCAGAAGCTGCGCGCCTTTGCCTACGTCAGCGCCGCCGGCTGCAACACCAAGGAGGACGTCGTCGCCTACCGCCAGAACTTCGGCGCGCGCGAGCTCATGGTGCTGTGGCCTGACTTTGTCGGCTGGGACAGCGCCGCCAACGCCGAGCGCACGCTGTGGGCCACGGCCCGCGCTGTCGGCCTGCGCGCCAAGATCGACAACGAAACCGGCTGGCACAAGACGCTCTCCAACGTACCCGTCAACGGCGTCACGGGCCTCTCGCGCGACGTGTATCGGGATCTGCAGAACCCCGCCACTGACGCCGGCTACCTCAACTCGCACGACGTCACCACGCTGGTCCATCAGAACGGCTTCCGCTTCTGGGGCTCGCGCACGTGCAGCGCCGACAAGCTCTTCGCGTTCGAGAACTACACCCGCACCGCCCAGGTTCTGGCTGACACGATGGCCGAAGCCCACATGTGGGCCAATGACCTGCCTATGACGCCGTCCCTCGTCCGCGACATCCTGGCCGGCGTCAACGCCAAGCTCCGCAGCCTGGTGCGCAATGGCTACCTGCTCGGCGGCGAAGCGTGGTTCGACCCGGCCGCCAACGGCAAAGACACGCTCAAAGCGGGCCAGCTCGCCATCGACTACGACTACACGCCCGTCCCGCCGCTGGAAGACCTCACCTTCCGCCAGCGCATCACAGATCGCTATCTCATGCAGTTCGCCGACGCCGTCAACGCGGCCTGAGCGGCGCCACTACCCTGACAAGGACCAACGATGGCACTCCCTCGCATCCTCAAACATTTCAACGTCTTCGCAGACGGTATCTCGCACGCCGGCGCAGTGGAAGAAATCACCCTGCCCAAGCTCACCCGCAAGCTGGAGGAATACCGCGCTGGCGGCATGAACGGCCCGATCGACATCGACCTCGGCAATGAAAAGCTGGAGCTCGAAACCACCTACGGCGGCCTGATGCGCGACATCCTCAAGCAGTACGGCACCACCACCGTGGACGGTGCCCTGGTGCGCTTCTCGGGCGGCTACCAGTGTGAAGACACCGGCGAGGTCGACGCCGTGGATATCGTCGTACGCGGCCGCCACACCGAAATCGACTTCGGCAACGCCAAGGCCGGCAACAAAGACCCCTTCAAGGTCAAGTCGTCGCTCTCGTACTACAAGCTTTCCGTCAACGGTGAAGACTGGATCGAGATCGACCTCGTGAACTTCATCGAGCGCGTGTTCGGCGTCGACCGCCTGGCAGAACAGCGCAAAGCAATCGGCCTCTGACCGACCAACCGCAACGCCACCTGGCATCCCTCCACACTCTGAGCCCTCACCACCATGGAACAACTCACCACCAACATCTCCCTCGACACCCCAATCAAGCGCGGCGACCAGGTCATCAGCGTACTCACCCTGCGCAAGCCTGGCAGCGGCGAGCTGCGCGGCGTCAGCCTCATGGACCTCATGCGCATGGACGTGACCGCCCTGCATACCGTCTTGCCGCGCATCACCGCGCCCACGCTCACCACCGCAGACGTCAGCAAGCTCGACCTGGCCGACCTAGTCAAGATCGCCACCGAAGTGACGGGTTTTTTGCTCTCGAAGCAGGACCGGGAAGAAGCCTTCCTGACCGAGTCGAAAACGCCGCCGCAGACGTTGCAGTGATTTTTGGCTTCCGCCTGGAGGAGCTGTACGCGATGAGCATTTCCGAGCTGATGGAGTGGCGCGAGCGCGCGCGTGAGCGCAGCGAGGCGCAGGAATGAGCGACGCCCGCGGCCTGCGCCTGGAGGTCGTGCTGCAGGCTGTCGACAAGGCCACGCGCCCGCTGCAGCGGCTTCTGGGCACCAACAAGGACCTGGCCCGGACAGTCAAGGCAACGCGCGACCAGTTCAAGGCGCTGGAGCGCGCCAAAGGGCTGACGGGTCAGTTTGACGGCCTGCGCGGCAGCATCCGCGAGACCGTTGCGGAGATGCGCAAGGCGCGCGAACGCGTAGAGCGGTTGGAGCTGGCAATGCAAAAGGCCAAATCGCCCAGCGCGCAGCTCACCGAGAACTTCAAGCGGGCGTCCGCCACATCGGAACGGCTGACCAACAAGTTCCGTGCGCAGCAGACCCAGCTCGCGGAGGTGCGCCGAAAGCTCCAAGACGCAGGTCGCGGCACCAAATCGATGGCGGAGTACCAGGAGCACCTTCGGCGCGCCACGTCTGCCGCCACGCACGCTCTTGCCGAGCAGGACGCGCGCCTCAAGACACACAACGGCCGGGCCCGTGAAATGGCAGCCGCGCAGCAAGCGACCGACCGCATGCGCACGCGCGCCGGCAATCTGGCCGCTGCCGGCGCTGGTGCATCCGTTGCCGGCGCTGCGACCGCCGCTCCTATTTGGAAAGGCCTAGGCGAATCCAAACACTACGAGCTGGAAAAAACCCGCATCGGTGCGCTCGGCCTGGGCGACGCCGCCACCAAGCAATCCATCGAGTTCGCCAAGCAGATGAAGGCCTACGGCGTCAGCCAGGTCGACAAGGCCGAGCTCATGCGCGACGCCCTGAGCGTGTTTGCCGATGCGCACCATGCAGAAATGGTGCTGCCCACCCTCGCCAAGATGAAGTTCGCAAACAAGGCTGTCTTCGGCCAGGCGCAGGGTGCAGACAATGAACGCATGTTCATGGACTTGCTCAAGGTCATCGAGCTGCGCGGCGGCCTGGCCAGCGAGGAGGAATTCCGCAACCAGGCCGACATGGTCCAGCGCGTCATCACCGCGACCGGCGGCCGCGTGCAGGCCGACGAATGGCTCAACGTCATCAAGCGCGGCGGCCTGGCCGCCAAGGGCATGGAGAGCGAGGCGTTCTTCTACACGCTGGAACCGCTGGTGCAGGAGATGGGCGGCAACACCGTCGGTACCGCCATGATGAGTGCGTACCAAAACCTTTACCAAGGCAAGACCACCAAACGCACGCTCGGCAACCTGGACCGCTTCGGCCTCATCGCAGACCGCAGCAAGGTCAAGGAAGACAAAGCCGGCCAGGTCTCGTTCATGGACCCTGGCGCGCTCAAGGGCGCCGATATCTTCCGCAAGGATCAATTCGCCTGGCTAGAGCAGGTGCTGCTCCCGACCCTCAAGGAAAAGGGCATCACGGAGAAAGACCAGGTGCTGGACGCCATCGGCAGCATCTTCTCCAACCGCACGGCATCGGGCCTGATGTCGCAGATGTACCTGCAGCGCGATCAGATCCACAAGAACATGCGCCTGAACAAGGGCGCCGCCGGCATTGACCAGCTCGATACCGCCGCCAAAGGCCTGCCGCAGGGCAAAGAGCTGGAGACGCTGGCCAAGGTGCACGATCTGCAGAAGGAGATTGGCGAGAAGGTCATGCCGCTCTACGCGCGTGCGTTGGAATGGGTTGCTAAGGCCGCCGACCGCGTGACGAAGTTCATGCAGGAGAACCCCGGCCTGGCCAAGGCGATGGCCGTTGGCGTCGGTGTGCTGGCTGCGACGCTGCTGACCATTGGCCCCATCCTGCTCACCATTGCTTCGGTGATGTGGCCGCTCGCCAAGCTGCGCACGATTTTCGCCACGCTCTCCGGCGGCGCGCGCCTGGGTTCCAAAGCCATGCGCCTGTTCGCCGGCGCCTTCAACCTGCTCATGCGCTGCGTCGGCGGCCTCGGCAATGTGCTGATGTGGGTTGCGCGTATCGTGATGTTGGTCGGCCGCGCCTTGATGATGAACCCCATCGGTGCAGTCATCACCGCCATCGCCGTGGCTGCCTATCTGATCTACGAGTATTGGGAGCCCATCAAGGGGTTCTTCCTGGGACTGTGGGACCAGGTAAAGGAGGCATTCAATGGCGGCATTGGAGGCGTCGCCAAACTGATCATGAACTGGTCGCCGATGGGCCTTTTCTATTCCGCGTTCGCAGCGGTGATGAACTGGTTCGGGTTCGAGATGCCAACCAAGTTCACGGAGTTCGGCGCCAACATGATCGAAGGCCTGGCCAAGGGAATCAAGGGCGCCATCGGGTGGGTGGTGGATGCAGTTAGTGGCGTTGCAGATCGCACCATCGGCCTGTTCAAAGAAAAACTCGGCATCCACAGCCCAAGCCGCGTCTTCGCAATGCTGGGCGGCTTCACCATGGCCGGCCTCTCGCAAGGCCTGGAAGACGGGCAGGACACTCCGCTGAAGGCCGTGCAGACCCTGGCCACCAAGCTCACTGGCATCGGCGCCGGCATCGCCATTGGCAGCACGGCAGCGGTGGCCGCACCTATTTCTTTTGACACGCGCCCCGCGCTCACCACCAGCGCAGTGGGTGCAGCGCCGGCCGCTGCAGCCGCGCCCATCACCATCCACATCCACCCGGCCGCCGGCGCAGATCCGCAGGCCATCGCACGCCTCGTGCGCGACGAGCTGCGGCAGATCGAAAACCAGCGAGCCGCCCGCCAGCGCTCGCGCCTTGCAGACAGGGACTGACCATGATGATGGCTCTGGGCCTGTTCGTGTTCAGCCTGGACACGGCGCCCTATTCTGAATTCCAACGCCAGGTAGGCTGGCGCCACCCCAGCAACAACCGCGTTGGCCGCCGGCCGTCGCACCAGTTCATCGGGCCGGACGAGGAAACCATCACCCTATCCGGCAAGCTTTTCCCCGAGCTGACAGGCGGCGAATGGTCCCTCTCCGCCCTGGAGTTAATGGCCGACAGCGGCGACGCCTACACCCTCATCGAGGGCACCGGCCACTACTTTGGCCAGTTCGTCATCAACAACCTGGACACTACCCGTACCTACTTCTTTCAGGACGGCGCCGCCCGCGCGTGCGACTTCACCCTCAAGCTGACCCGCGTGGATGACGGCCTGCTATCAAAGGTGACCCTGCACCGGAATTAGTACCGTCCAGAAGTGGAGATTTCCGGCGTCTGACCCTGCACCGGAATTAGTACCGTCCAGAAGTGGAGATTTCCGGCGTCGTTGATTCGTCCGCCGAGGCGTTTTTCCTTGCCTGACGGGCGAATTCGGCG